CCCCTCATTGCTTGACTTGTAGTAATCAGTGAACGGCTCAATCATCAATTTAGTAGGCTCGAATTTGTCAGGCGATACCAATAAGTTGTACATTTTGCAAAGGCCATTAAAGAACTCGGCACCCGTCAAATCGGGAAGCAATGCCGATAAGTAGACCGTACTGCCCGCTGTAAGCTCAGCGGCTTGCTTTTCAAAGTTGACTTGCGTGTCAATACTTGAAACCTGTACCAAATAGCTAATATTTTGCCCCGAGAAGCCCATAAGGTCGATGCCTGTAAATGCCATTACAAGGCGAAGCGACACCCTTACTTCGTCGTTTATCTCTACATTGAATTGACGCGCGTAATCGAAGTCAATTGTAAAGGATTGGCTTAGCGCTGTCGATGTGATTGGACCCGTGTAAACGTCTTCAATTGCCAACACAGCGTTATTCTTGTAGATGACTGCGCGCATCGTATAGGTAGCATTTACGCCTACGATTGTGGCGCCTCCTAAATCAAAATTCAAGTCGATAACATGGCGACCAACATAGTGAAAATTGAACAAGCCGCGAACCGCCGCACGAAATAACGCAGGCACTTGTCCGACCATTTGTGATCGCAAATCGGTTACTATAAAAATGTCGATTGCATCGGCAAAAGTAGCTGTACCAAAACTAGGAATGTACTCAGGCGTACCGTTGTTATCTATAAGTGTAACGCTTCCGACTTGCTGCGCCTCAATGATGTAGCTACCTGCCGTAATCTCAGCATTTAGCGCGCTATCATTTAGAGCTTGCGCGGGGGTGATTGCTGGCTTTTGGCCGCCTTGGTAAGCTAATGACCTGCGTTTAAAGAACGCGCTTTCTAAAAACTCGCTATCCCAAGTCAAGCCCGCTTTAATGAATAGCTTTTGCAGGATGCCGTATAAAAAGACTTGCAAAGGGATTTGGTCAATGTCGAATTTCTCGGGTTGATTGCGCGGGAATCCGTAATCTATAAGGCCGTAATAGTAGCCGATGCCATCCCAGTTTCCACCCGTGTTAATTGGTGTAGTTACCCCGTTTATGTAGTTGTAGCCGTCCCAAGTTTCAGTAACACGGCTCAACACCAAAGGATGGTCGAACTCACTAAAATCGAGCTCATTTACTTTGATTTGCTGCAAGCGTGAAATATAGTCGATAACTTCGCTAACTAGCGACACCTCAAACGTCCAAAAACCGCCGTTGCGCTTACATGAAAGTAGTTGAGCCGTGCCGTTGAATTGCAGTAAGCCCTTTTGGTACACCTGTGCAGGCGCTTTGATTGTAGGGTCAAAATCAATCAATGTGCTTTGCTGCCCGTTTGGGTCGGACGCCGAGGTCATTTGAAAGATGCTATTGAATAGCGCCTGATTGATTGCTGTGCCCGGTAGTGTTATGGTTTTGGAGCTCGCACCGCTGCGCTTTGATAAGTCGGCTAGTTCGGTAACGCTAAAGGAAAACGGAAACGTCGGCCGCTCCGCAAGCTGAACAAGCTGGCCATTTATGTAGAGTTCTGTATCCATTAGTTCAATTGGCTTTGATAGGTGTAAGTTCGCTCTAGAGTTACTTGCTCTTGAATCAATCCGTTTCGTTTACGCGTTTTGAGCTGATAGCTTGTATTTGTAACCTTGACGGGTTCAAATCCGCTCGGCGTTTCTAAATAGACCTTAGGGCTTTCAAATAGCGAAGCGACAAGCCATTGCTGCACCTCGGGCGCTATCCAGTCGCTATTGAGTAGCATTTGAGCGGTTGATTGTTTGGATGCCGTTACGTTTTGCCCCTGGTAAATCGGGTAGGTGTGTCCACTCTCAATCCACGCGCCTTTGTTTCTTTCGTAATCTTGAGCTGTAATCTCAGCGCTTTCCACGCTATCCATTTCAAAACTGAATGAATCCCATACGCCAAACTTATTGAGCCAGTGCAGGCGTCTAATTGGGTACCGCTTGCAGTCGAAATCTAACCAAAAAGCAAATTCTTCACTGAATCCCGTGTAAGTTCCTGCGCCAAGTCCTTTGGCCTGCACGGTGTAGTAAGCTGAGTCATCAAATGAGCTCGGCAAAAGGGAAGTGTTGGCCGCGATTGTGCTTGGTGAGCAGTCGATAACAACCAGCTCATTTGGCAAGATGTTGATTGTACCAGTTGCAACAACGCTATTTGCAAGGTCGTAAAGCGTGAATACAAAGTCCATGATTTTAGCCAAGGAAAGCACGCCTAAAAAGGCTCTTTGGTCTAACCCTACAAATGCCTTTTTGCTGCGCGGCCAATATGTCAAAAAATCAACCGTGTTTGGGAATGTTGTAAAGGGGTTGCTGCGCGATGCGTCATAATTGCGATATTCCCAATTAATGAAATCAACGTGAGTAAGCGCGGCGTTTATGGCAATGTAAGCCGTTGCTATTGCCGAATCCTCCAAAGCTGGCGGGGTGCCGTATTTCTCAAAGACCTCAATATAGACCTTTGCAAAGGCATTGACGTAATTTGTAAGTAATGCGCCGTCAGTTATCAAATCAGAGCTTAAATAGCTGCGTAATACGCCCTCGGCATTGAACTTGCCGCTATCCGTTGTCTCTAAAAATGTTTCATGTGTCGAATGATACACGCCATTTATGTACAGCTTAACAATAAAGCTGAAATTAGGCTGTGCTGCCTCGGTGCTGCTGAATGTCCATTCGTAAGGATTGCACCCTGGCGCTACTCGCTGCGGGGTTTTTGTTAATGTTATTGCCATGTGTTAGTATTTCGTTCAAATTTAACGTCGAATTGTAAGCCTGTGAGCGCTGTGAGGTCGTCGCCTATGCTGGTGAGTAGCTCGTCAGTGAATACCATTTCAGTGATACGTTTAGCTTGCAAGCCGTGCCGCTTTATGCTGTATGCCGTTGCGTATGCTTGGCGCATGTCGCCCCCTTTCCACCCTTGAATGGCTTTTGCCATTGTGGAGCTAACGCCAGCATAACGGAAGGAATAAGGCGAGCCTTTCATTTGAAGCCTGCGATATGTATATCCCTCTTTTGTAGGCAAGGCATTGACGCCTTCATCAACAAAATTATAGTAGCTATCGGCTTGGATTTGAAAAGACAATACGCCTGTTGGGAAGTAGGCAACCGATTGAGCAAGCGCGCCTGAGTTGCTTGCTTTGGCTAGTATGGCCTCGCGTAGCTTTTGCGTTACGTCGTTGGCGATTCCGAGTATCAGCTTTTCATACTCGCTTTGTGGAGCTGCTTGACCTGTTATACCTAAATCGCTAAGATTGACCATTTATTATTGTGCTGCGCTGTTGTTTGACGTGTAGGTAGTTCTGCCAAAACAAGAACTTTTGATAAGGCATTTTGCCTATCTCATCGACGCGGATGTTTAGTTCTTTCGCCACCAAGACAAAGGAAGTTGTGAAATGATACCACGCATCCTCGTTGCCCTTTGCCTCTTCTTTAGCAGCCTCTCCGTCGTCTTCGCTGCTATCCTCATCCTCGCTATCTGAATCCCCGAAATAGCGAGCTTCCAACTTTCGTAATTCGACAAAAAAAAATTGTAGAAGTTCCAAAATTCCTCGCCGTCAAAGTGCTCCGCAAATAGCTTCTCGCGCCTTTCGTTTGGATTTATGACCTGTTGGTGTGCATCCTCTTGGTGGTAGCTCAAACCTTGCTCAACGTACATGATAGCGACTAGCCGCTCAGGGTGTGCGTACAGGCTTTCGACATCGAGTAGCTTCGCGTCAATGATTTGACCCGTTGACCATGCGCCAAAGTTGGGCGTAAACTTGAACTTTTGGCCTTTAACCTCTATAAGCTCGCGCGGCTCTTTGTATTTGTAGGTTGAAAGCAAAGTGATATAATGATCCGAAATCTGCAACACGTCGTCAACGTCAATACGCCTCGCTTGGCTCATTGGCACTTCATGCATGATTGCAACCACTTGTGCGCGAAATTCTAAGTTTTGCATTAAAGCCGTGAATTTTCGGTCATCAAATCCCTCGAGCAATTTAAGCCACATGGCGATTTGTCCGATTTTGATTTGAGAAATGCTGGTTTTAAATTGATATGTCATGCAAATACGTATTTGGCGCGGGTTCGTTTTTCTTTAAGTGATTGATTTGCTAAGGCCAAAGATATGACACTATCGTCGTGCATTCCCTTTGGCGCTGAATATTGAACATTTCGCGTTTTGTTGTTATAGACAAAGGTAAAGTTTTCAAGCTCATCAATAAGCCAATCCTTGTCGAGAATCTGAATCGACCTATCTTCAAACGCCACGGCCAAATCTTCAATCATTATTGGCTTTGTTTTGGTGCTGGTTACGTGTGGATAGATGAGGTTGCGGCATTTCTTTTGCAGCATTTCATAAAACACGTCTCCCTGATTGTTTACCTCAACCGCGGTCATGGCATTATACTGAATGATTATAGCGGCTACCTTGTCAATGATTTGCGTCCACTCCATTTGACGCCAACGCTCGCAGTAAACCATTTGCTTTTTGTCGTTGAGTATGGATAGCACCGTGTAGTCATCCGCTCTGCCGATGTCAAGGCCCGCAAAGTGCTTGCCTTTTTCACCTATGCCAATACAAGAACGCACGTTTTTAAAGATGCCAGCGCCGTCATCAATAAACTCGGCAAGGTATTCTTGCCTAAAGATGTGCTCAGGAAGCGAGGCGCGGCGCTCATCAATTTCAGCGGGGTCAATCATGGGGTTATCATACGAAGTGAACGTAAACGATTTGTAACGCTCATCGTAATTCGGGCGCATATAGAGGCTGTGAAAGTGGTTCTTTCCTTTTGGCGTCGAAATAAAAAGCACCTTTTTGCCTTTGACAAGTACGGTCGCGCTTAACACCTCATCCCAAAGCTCTTTGCGGGTAAACGCTGTCTCATCAATTATCAGGTAGTGAAAGGTATTCCCTCGAATGTTATCCGGGCGCTCACCCGAAAAGAACTGAATTTTTGAGCCCATGCCCTCAATTAGCAGCTCCGATTTGTTAAAGTTGAACAAGCCGCTATTTTGGGTGTATTTCTCGAAATCCGAAAAG